TGGCGAATAACCGCGTAGGATTTTGGCCAGTAAGGACCCGCAAATATATACATAGGCTTATTTATCATTATCTTACGCGGTAACCTGCTTTCTTTATATAGTATTTAGCTATGCGATTATAATTACGCGGGAAAAAAGTATTTGTAGTTTTTTTTGCTATACGATAGAAAGGATAAATCGATTCATAAACAGGATTAGTTTCAAATCTATGAATAATTTTTAATGCATTAGTACGTTTATTTCTTTCCCAAACCCCATAAATATTATTTATAGTTGCAATGAATTGATTGCGCTTAACAACACCGGTGCGTCTGCCTGGTATATTACCAAATTGATTTAATCGTGCATTAACAGTAGGCACTGCTGTATTAGTTACGGCTCTTACTCCGCCAACAATATTACGATGTATAAACTCTTGCGCCCAATGTCTAAATGTAATTCGTGCAAACATTTTATTTCGTTTAGCTGGAATAAAAAAAACAGATTTAACTGTTGTAGGTCGTGGCCTATCAAAGTGTTTTTTCATACCAAGCTTTTCCATGTGCACTACTTTTTTTGCTGTTTCATTCATAGCAGCATAATTAACTTTAGGTATATCAACACGTTTAAACTTATTTAAATTAGCTGTAAACTTTTTAATATTGTGTTGTACCTTTATTTCCATTCTTCTATCGTACCTTGCAGTGTATGTGTTAACCTTTTAAATTTAATAAAGTCTTTATTAATTAGTTTAATCATTTCTTTTAATGTTAATACAATAACGTTTTCTTTTTCAAATTCTTTAAATGCATTGTTAATATTATCTTCATTAAAACAAATAATAAACTTTTGCTTATGATGATCGCTATAAAAATAAAAATAGTCTTTATCAAGCGGCGCATACTTATTAATAATTAATTCTTGTTCGATCGCTTCATATGCACGTGCCATCATGTTATTCATAACTACTTTATTTAAGTTATATTCAGCATCAAACTTATCTTTAGCGCGCTGCATCCGAGTATTTAATTCGGGGCTAAGCAATCTATACAATCTATTTTTACCGTAAGTATTATATAAGCGCTCGCGTATGCTATTTAATTTCTTTTGAGATGCAATTAAATCTTTGTTTTCTGCCTGGTATTTTAACTCTTCTATTCTTTTATTTTTATAATTCATAGTTACATTAATAGTTATATTTTAATAAAAGCTGCCTTTCAAAATAGTTACGTAAGTTACATATGCCTATAGGCATATATATGTAACTAACTTTGTAACTAATTTTTATGATAAGGTTTACTAAATATGTAACTAAAATGTAACTAATGTAACTAATTATGTAACTATTTAATTTCATCAAACATTTTAGACTGATAGCCTTTTCTTTCTTCATAATAAACTTTATCACTCTCTCTTAGTCTTTTTAGCCTTTGTTTAACAGCTGACTCAGATATTTCACTTTTATTTATAACTTCTATTTGCTTAACCCAAATATTAATTGGGTCTGTATTTTCTGCTTTAGCTTTAGCTTGTTGTATTTCGCCGATCAATAAAGCTGTTTCATCAATCTTACTTTCATCTTGATTAAAGTAATCGCTGGCCTCGATCGGTATTAATACACCTGATGTAACCTGATCAAAGCCAATAAGATCTACCTCTTTAAACTGAAAAAACTTATTGCCCATAGGTTTACCGTCTTTAATTAGTGTTTGTGCAAACTCTACTTTCATTTCGTCTGATACATCTTTTTGCCTTTTAACTGCAAATTCTGCATCAACAGCCGCTGGTAATACTGAGCTGCCTCGCGCTCTGCCGCTGGCATTATGGCCTGTGTGATGTATTAAACTTATGCATGCATTAAATTCGTTTTTAAGCATATCAACGCGCTCAATAAATAGATTCATATCTTCAGTGCTATTTTCGTTGCCAGCACCAAAGTTACGAGCTAAGGTATCAACATAGATACAGCCTATATCGCCATATAAGTCAACTATATGATAAATATGATCAATTAAATTTTGATGGTCTTTTTCGTCTAAAAACCTAATACCGCGATCGGATATAAACAGCTCAGCCTCATCCAAATAAATATTGTTGTATTGCTCCCATGCTTTAACTCTTCTTGCAATACCGCGCTGGCCTTCACCGGCTAAATAAACAGTAGGAGTTTTAACGGTTTTATGTCCATGCCAATCAATACCTAATGACGCGCATAAAGCCATATCGATTGCTATAAATGATTTACCGCTTTTAGGGGCTCCATAGATCTCCATAACGGAGTCTTTTTCCATAACATTATCAATTATCCATTCAGGTTCGGGAATGCTCGTAATGAGCTCTGAAACCTTTTTAAGGACTAATGATGGTTTAGGAGCTTTAAATTTTATAGATTCTATATAATCTGCAAAAGTTTCTTTATTAAAATATTTATTTGCGTAAGCATCATATAAATCATCTTTATCATTAAAGCCTTCAGGTATTTTAGCTATCGCAACCTTACAACCGTTTTCTTTTAGATAGCTAGATAACTCATTAGCACATTTAGTGCCAGCCTCATCATTATCTGGCCATATTAAAACTTCTTTATTAAATACTTGAGACCAATCGCATTTTTTCCAACTATTAACACCGCCGTGCCAAGTGGCAACAGGCCCATCATATAATTGGTTGCAGCCTATAGTTGCTTTTTCACCTTCATTAATAACAACTGGCCCATCGCCGTTTTTGTAATATATAGGCATTTGCCCTTCAGGCCTTTTTAAATGCCATTCATCATTTATTTTTGTAAACGGTGCATATTTTTGCTTAATATAATGACCTTCTCCGAACCGCATAACCACAAAGCGATCGGTATATCTTAATAATACTATTGATTCAATAGCTAGCTTTTTCATTTCAATGCTTGTAAATGTTTTAGCTTTAGCTATTGGTTTCGTGTTTGGTAATTGATTTAAGACTAATGATCGATCGCCGTTAAAATGATCGATTAGCCATAGTACTCCCCCGCCGTCGTCTAATTCAAAACTATAAAATAAACCTGTATCAAGAGTGAGGCACCAGCTTCCGTTGGTACCCCATCTCCATTCGTTTGAATATACTTTACTAGGTTCACCTAAAAAGTGCTTACCAACGCCAGGAGCCAACTGTATAAAGTCGACTTCAGACATTTTTTAAAATGGTAATTCGTCTTCAGTTACGTTAGTAAAAGGGTCCGCTTCTGCTTTAGCAGGTTCGGCTACAGTATCAACATCGTTAACTACAAAGCCTTCAGGCTTATCGACCCATTTAACAAATTCAAATTTAGGTATTTGTGATTGACCTATTTTAAATTTTTTTTCTTCATGGCCTACTAATTTAAAGCAAGCACACTTACCAGGATTTGCTTTGATATCGTCCCATATCATTCCGCACATATCGTTGAATCCTTGTGATTCACCCCAACTGAAACGTCTCCATAATTTAGGGCCGGCTTCTTTAAAATACAGCCAAACACTAAAAGCGCGTTTCCAATCGGGTGTAGGTTGCTGTGCTCGTACACCTGGTTTTTCGTCCCAAGTCCAAGAATAACTACCATCGTAATTACCCCAGCCTATTTGTATTGTTGAAGGGTCTAACAAAAATGCTTCTTCTTCAACAAAATCTTCGCCAGCAATCCATACTTTATGTTCTTGATCAAACTTAATAAAGTTAAGATTACCACCGCTACTATTTATGCCCATAACGTCCATATTACCTCCTAATGTAGTTTGGGTTGCGCACCAGTGCGCCATTTTTCAATTAATATGTATCTGTAATCAGAAACATAATCTTCGAAACTTAAAACTTGTGGCTGTTCTTTATTAGCCGCAAGGTATTCAAAATATTCTGCAAAACAAAATTGCGTAAACTCTTCATTATCTTGTTTCAACATAAGCCTGAAATATTTTATTTTTTTTAATAATATGTATAAATTCAGGCCATTTACATATAAATATTTTTTCGTTGTCTTTAGGCTCGTCTTCAAGGATACCCCACAAAGGTAAAGCAACTTGAATATCAGCTCGGTTGTATTTAAAAACTAAAACAGGAATCCGATCTTCGCCGGCCGCATTGCATACTTGATTCCACCAGCTAGCTTGCAAGCCTTTACCTTCGCCGTAACGTTTGCATTCAATCGCATAATTTAAAAAATTTATATCGGCTTGCCCTTCTTTGAACTGTTGTTCAAAATTCCTGGAAATATGAATTTGTGCATCGTAGTTACTGCAAAATAATTTTAATGCATTAACTATATCGCGTTCAAATGCTGCACCTTTATTCCTGGAATTTACCATGATTGTCCAATATCTTCCTGGTAACGCCTTTGTATTTCTTCTGGCGTTAATTGGGTATCTACGTGTTCAATACTGCCATCATTTAAATGCTTGTCAACGCTACCATCGTTATATAGCGTAGAGTAAAAACTAAGACCATAAAAGCCTGTAAAAAACTTTTTATTAATCATTTTTGACCACTCTTCAAGCGTTGGTTTCAGCTTCATTTTCTAATTTATCTTTAATAACTTTTTCTACGATATAACTTATTTTTAAGCCATGTTGCTCGCAATATTTTTTTAAGCGTCTATGAGTTTCATTACTGACCCATACCGCTTGTTTATTTTCATTACTCATACTTTTTTATCCTCAAAGTTTTAGCTCGCACTTGCCTGGCATCCTTAGCTGGAACTATTTTTTCAGGCTGAGCTTTATAATTAATCATTGGCCATTTAATTTCATATTGATTAGTGCGACCAATTTCAGCATCTTGAATTAATTCTTTTAATTTAATTTCTGCTTTATCAATAGTTTCTTGAGCTAGCTTTATTGAATCTTTTGCATTCATAATTGTTCTGCATAGATTATCAGCCTCATGCTCTAATGAAACTATATCTTTATTAATATTTTGGTATTTAATATTAGCATCATTTGAGCTAACAGGGTTATAGTATTTTTTATTTTTTATACGATAATCGCAATCTAATACTAATTCTTCTAATTCTTTTTTAAATGGTTCTTTACGTTCATATAAATAAATACGAAAATCCGTAGACTGCCATAATACAACTACAGCAGCCCAATTCCAGCCTGTGCATTCCATTAAGCCTTTAGATTGTAAAACGCCCCGCCATTCTTCAAGTTCAGGCGTAAAAGGATTACGTGTACATTTACATTCAATAACGCCAGGCCCGTCTAAAGTAATTTTCTTTTGTTCAGGAATAATTATATTTTCATTATCGCCTTGTTTAAAAGTTAGGTTGTCTGCTACACCGCTAGCATCAAGGGAGCCCGATAGGGGAAGATACTGATGGTGTACGGGCTCCTCATGATCTGTTTTAACAAAAGATAAACCAAGCAGTTCAGCAGCGAAATTACATAATACGGGTTCTAATAAATCGCCCATATATTGTGTTAGCGTCTGCTCCTTATGCTCCGGCAATTTGCCCTCGCTAGCATTAATCGCAACATCTAACCATTCATTTTGTGTTTGATATTGGCTAATGCCTTTAATATAAGGGAGAGATGAACAGCTTGGTTTAGCGTAACTTGTTTTTTTACCTACCATTTTGTCTATAGTAATCATTAGCAATTTCTGCTAATGTTTTATTTGAAGGGTTAATTAATATCTCAGGCTCTTTGCCTGGTTCACGGGTTTCCATTATTATGGTCCCATCATTAAGAATAGTTTTTGTGTACTTATGCGAGCCCCAATTATTAATATCAATTAATGCTATAGATTGACTCCAAGCAGTTATTTTTGGTATTTCTCTAATAGGTAATAAACTCATGATTGATTTAACATTTGGCTAATTTCTTCAATCGACTCTCGCACAATCCATAATTCACCTCTTGCATGCACTGTAGTAATTGATGTATAAACATCTTTAACATAGCCACGAATTTCAGAGCGATCAAAAGTAACCTGGCCTCCGCCCATTAAGTTAAATTTAATTTTACGTTTCTTCATCTGATTCTCATATGCTTTGGCACATGCCTCCAAACGTTTTTCTTACGTCTATATATTAAATAATAATCAATTATATAATAAAGTATACCCATTGTAATAAAACCACCAAACCAACAAATTAAAAATTCCATAATATCCTCCTAATTAATTATGAACTACGCTTATTATAAACATAATCATATATAAAAGTATACTTTTTTATATATATTAATTAATACTGTTTTATTATAGGATTTGATAAAATAAAAGCGAGGCCGTATCTAGCACTCCTTTTAGCTCATATATTCATATTCTTGTGCGGCCTCACTTAAAGATCGGGCGAATTATAGGTACTTCAGATAATATACTTAATGCCTCGGTGAAGCTATCAAGTTCAAGATTCTTTTTAATAATTGATTCTTCAAATGTGTAATATGTTTGTGAGCTGTTATTAGCCTGGAATAAAATGCGTTTATTAGGCATAAAAACAAAAGCCATAATATCGCAATGATATTGTTGATAAACTTTGCTTTGATTCCTGGAATTTTCAGTAGCAAATACAAATTTGTTTTCTGGTGTTTTATTCCTGGATTTTACTTGAACCGTGTATTTAGCGGGGCCGAGTTCGCAAAGCAGATCGGCTGGATGTTTGTCTTGAGTCGGGTATACAAAATCGCAATATTCGATTAAAAAAGTGCGGACCAAAGCCTCGGCTAGATTGCCTAATCTTGTATTGGCTTGATGGTCTTCTGAGGTTTTTTTTGGCATTTTCTTAATTCCTCAGCATTAAATAAAGCACGCCTGCCTACTTGTTTTGCGTACTTACTATTTAGTAATTCATCAGCGGCTTTGTCCCATTCGCCTAATTCCATGTAAGCTCGGGTTTTACGAAAACTAAGCCATGTGTTTATGCCCATATTAAATACAACATCAATACAAACATATTGAGCAGGCACAGGAAACGTCTGCCATATTTCCCAGTGATGATTTAATTTATCACACGTTGCCATAACATCATTGTCTAAAAGTATTAAGGCTTCTTTTTCAGAAATACCAACAGTATCAAGATTTCTCCCAATTCCAATACTTAAATAATTTTGTGAACAACGATAAGGTTTAAGAACTAAACCTTCAAAATCTTTTAATCTTTCTTTAACAATGTCAAAGTCAATCATTTTCTATCTTTATTGCTTGAGCCAAAATAAAAACTTATTACAGCCGTTGCAATACCTGTAATCGACCCAATAACAAGCATTACTATATCGTCAGAAGCATCTGGTTGAGGATACAAAGTTACTAAACCTATATAACCAAAAAAACCTAATAAACATAAAACGCCTAAAAACTTAGGTGTCCAGTCACTACTAAACTTTTGTCGAGCATCTTGTACATCTTGTGTTTCAAGTCTATATACGTCAACTTCTAGCTCTTTTAATCTAAGCTGAAATTCTTTTTCTGCTTTTTTCAGTTCAACCATTTGATCAGCAGTAATATGGTTTATTGCATGTTCAATTGTTTTTGGGTTGTTTTGTACACCTAAAACTTTGCTAAGTATTTCACCTGCTTGGCCGCCTAAAGGGCCACCGACGGCAGCTCCTAACGTTGGAGCAAGTGTACCTAAAATTGATTTTAATTTTTTCATATTGTTGAAAGCACAAAGCTTAAAAGCGTCATACTAATAGTAAACAAGCCAGCAAGCATCCAGCGCTTAATAAAACTAATATCTGTATCCATTTTTTCTAAATGTTTAAAATTAGTTTTCCAACGTTCAGCACATTCGGTTTCATGACGAATAAGCTCGGTATGCACTGTTGCTGCTGTAGGTTTAGACATTATTTCTTCCAGATATCCTCAATATCCTCTATGTTTATCCAACATAGAATACCTGTAACAATAATGTTAGCTATGACTAATATCTCAATCATCTTTTTCTTCCTCAGCATCTACGCTGTCTTTAAAATCACTAATACGATAGTTCTTATCACGATTCAGCTTATTCCATTGGGATTCTAGCTGCATCATATCTCTAGCAATCACATTTAACTCAGATGCAAGAACCTTCTGGTCATCGTTTAACTCTGACTCTTTGTATTCTCTTTCATCTAAGGTTATTACTGTTCTATCTTCTACTTTCACGTTTTCTTTACTCATATTGCTCTCCTAGTTAAAATTTAATTATATGCTAATTTGATTCTAATGTTTCTATTCTTGCTTTTGCAGCATCTAGTTCTGTTTTAAGTTCTTTAATAGCACTTATTAATCTTGCTTCCATTTTGCCTATACCTGTAAGAGTTTTCATGCCATCTTCTCGTTCACCTACTAAATCAGGATAAATCTCTTCAACGTCTTGAGCTACAAAACCTATTTGATGTCCACCACCTTCTGATTCTATGTAGTCAAATTCTTTTGGTTCAAGAGCAACAATGTTATCTAATTGAGAGGGTAAGTCAGAAATATTTTCTTTCAATCTTCTATCTGAAAAGCTACCAAAAGCTGCCTGACTTGCTCCGTTTGCATTTATCTGTCCACAACCTGCATTATATTGATTGATACCAAACATTATATATACTTGTGAAGTTGAATTATCGTTATCGTATTTTGATAATGCTATACCCGGCTTACCTACTCCTGTTGTATCTTGTTGAGCATAAATAACACCTGTAACTGCACCTGAAGCACCTTTAACGTGAAGTGGTGCAGCTGGTGCAGTTTTATTAATTCCTACGTTTCCTGACCCATCTATCCTCATGCGTTCTGTAGGGCTATTTGAAGTACCAAAAACTAAATCATTATTATTTGAAAAAACCATTGCAGAACCACCTGTATTGGCTAGTTCTAAATAGTTTGTTGCTTGTCCTGAGCTTATAAATCTTACAGGCGAATCACCGCTATCAGATACAACAAGTCTTGCGTTTATACTTGAGGTGCCAATACCAACTTGCTCTGAAGAATTTATTGTTATTGCTGTAGCATCAGCACTTGAGCTAATACCTGCTACACTGCCTGAAACAGTAGCCCAAGTTAAATTATAATTATTAGTACCATCATCAGCAGCAGTCAAAGCCTGACCATCACTAGGGTCATTAGTTATATTTAACTGTGCTAGTCCAACTGCATCGTCAGCTAAAACTCTTGATGTAACTTTAGTGTTTGCCATTATTCAGGTAGATCAACCTGATCTGTAGCAGCACTAATGACACCTAAGTCATAGGCTTGAGTTACTTGTGCATCTCTGCCAACTTCTAATGCAATATCATTGGCATTACAATGCTCAACTAATTTAGCAACTATTTCATCAATAGCTATTCTTGCTCTATTAGTTGCTGCATTAGTAATCCAATCGTCAACATTAACTGCAATGTGTTCCATTGCTTTTTTTTCTGTATCTGTAAGTGTTATTGTGTAATCCATAATTTTCTCCTAACTTAATAATTGTCCACAAAACGAACCATAGTTACCACCATAAGTACCAAATTGTGAGTCGTTTTTTATTTGCACATAATCATTGGCACTTAAAGATAAAATTGTACTTGCAGTAAGTGCATGATAATCAGACGTACTAGAAAAGTTTAAGTCTTGTAATGTGTCCCCATATGTTACGCTTGTAGTACCATTAATCGCAAAAAGAATTCTGCAATACTCACCATTTGCATCAGGATTTAAAAGGACAGCAAATGTAAATAAATATCTACCTGCAACTGGAGCGGTGAATTTACCAGTGCTTGTACTGTAATGACTACCAATATTATGTCTTGCTGCTGCAAATGTTATAAATCCTGTTGTACCTGAAGTATTTGAGTAAGCATGAAATGAAGGTTGATTTGGAAAATTAACTGACCCATCTGACTTATGCGACATTGTTGTTTTATTAGTATCTGTATTATATGAATTTAGATGTCCTGAAGTATTAGTATAGTGAGCTAACCAATTACCATTTGTAACGCTACTTCGCAATAATATTGCAGGTAGTGATTTCGTTGTATCTCCCAAAGTAATAGTATTAGTGCCAGATTGACCTGTTCCATCCAGTTCACCGCTTGTTGGTTGTACTGTTGTCCCAACAGTTAAGCCCTTTGATATTGTTACATTACCATCACTGTTAATAGACATTCTTTGTGCGCCTGAATTATTAAAAGTTATGCCTGCTTCATCATCTGCACTTCCTCTTAAAGCTATAATTTGTCCTGCAGGATTAGCCGCAGCTTGACTCATAAAGTTTATAACTGATATTTGGTCGCCTGAACTATTACCACCGCCTATGAGTTCTAAAACACCTTCACCGTTGTTTGCACTTTTTACTGATAAAACTGTAGCATTAGCATCAAAGCCATCTTGATTTGGACTTGCAGTTCCTATGCCAACATTTTCATCGCTTGTAATTGTAATCGCTGTCGCATCAGCAGAAGATGTTATTCCTGCAACACCTAAAGTTCCGTCTATTAACTCGCTTGGTATTTTAGTGTTTGCCATCTTATGCGTTCTCCAATGTTTCTATTCTTGCTCTTAGTGATTGTAGCTCTGCAACCATGTTGGCTATTAGTTCACCTGAACTATAATCAAGTTGTTGATAAGTTGGTGTTGTTTGTTCTTCATATTCTCCAGTTTCTTCATTTAATACTTTATCAACACTTACTGCATCTTTTTCACCTGTAACACACAGTCCTAGACCAACGTCTGCTGCTTCGTGTGCAATAAAACCAACACCTGTACCACCATCTCCATGATTCCAAGTCCATGTTTTAGGTTGTAATCTATCTATAAATTCTCCACTACCTGTTAAGGGTTGTGGGTTGTCTTTTAGCCTATAATCAGAAGTAGTATTAAATGCTGTTGAACCTGAATTGACAACAATACTACCAACTGCTGTCGCTGCAGCATTTGTGAAGTATCTATTTATACCACCATTTGCATAAATTTGCTCTGCACCTTGATAACCATAATAACCATCTACAATATAAAACCATCTTCTAGCATCTGCATTAGTATTAAATTGAAAACAAGTTTCAGAAGTTACATTTGGTCTTACAACAAGTCTTGCATGGTTTTCGGCTGAATTTTGATTTATTCCTAATTGCCCATCTGCAGCCATTCTCATTCGTTGTGTACCATCAACAGCAAACGTAATCATTGAACTACTTGCTTCTTGACTATCATCTGCAAAAAATCTTAAATTACCGTCTGTTCCTTGTATGTAAGCATCAGCATTATTATCTGTATCTGTTAATTGTATTGAAGGTACTGGTGCGTTCATTATTATTTTTCCATCACCTGTTAGAGTCATGGCACTTACAGCATTGTCACCTGTTTTAAAAATCATGTTTTGACTTGCTGCTGTAGTGTTATGGTCGTATGTAATAGAACCTCTAGCTGAAGTACCTGATAAAAACTGAAGTACAGAGTCTTGTCCTTCGTCTGTATCTGAAGCGATTTGTAAGAAACAATCGTTATCTGTTGAGGTAAATCTTGCTTCTACTGCACCTGCACTAGATAAATTGAAATTATGTGTAGGTGTAACCCCAATACCAACCTTTTGTGCAAAGGTTACGTTTTCAGAACTGTCTATAGTAATTGCTGTTGCATTAGCAGAAGATGAAATACCTGTTGTTCCTTCAATAACATCAGAAACTAATGCTTTCTTTAAGGCACTATCAGTAGCATCAAAGATCATCATGTGATCTGCTCCTACTGCTGTAACTTCTGTCAGTCCTGAAACAAATGATGCAGGTAAAGTATTGATGTCAGTTTGTGTAAACATCATGACTTCTATTGCTGTGCCATTTGCAGGCGCTGCATCAAAAGTTAAAGTTGTACCGCTTACTGAGTAAGAATCTTTACGCTGATATACTCCGTCCAAGAATATTTGTGTATTGTTTTCTGATGCAGGATTTTGTGTAAGAGTAAATGTTGTATCTGAGCCATCGCCTGTAAAGCTGTTTAGAATACAGTTGCTTCCAGATATTGCAGCTTTTACATGATGAACAACAATCTTACGGCCTGCTACTGGTGCAACATCAAAAGTTATAGTTGTACCACTAGCAACATAATCACCCTTGTTCTGATATACACCTTCTATGAATACAATTAAATTATCTTCATCAGATACACTTGAAGATAATGTAAATGCAGTTGTAGAATCATCGCCTGTAAAGTTATCAGTTTCCATTGCAGAGGCACCAGAACTACCACCACTTCCTGCAATTGCACCCCATGCACCATCAGCATAACCCTCAAACTGATTATCTGTGCTGTTGTATCTGAACATACCATTAGCACCTGTAGGTCTTTCACCAGTTGTACCACTAGGTACATGTATTGCATCCGTAGCTGAACCAATATCAAGTGAAACAGCAGGTGTTGCATCAAGAATACCTACACGATTATTAGAGCTGTCTACTTTTAGTGTGTTTGTATCAACAGTTAAATCGCCTGAAACTGTAAGAGCAGATAATGTACCTACGCTTGTAATGTTAGGCTGTGCTGCTGTTGATAAAGTACCTGCAAGCTCACCGCTTGATCCGTAAATTACTGCTTTACTATTGGCTACTGTATTAGCTGACGACCCATCTAATAAATTGATTTCAGCAGCTGTTGATGTGACAGCTGTAGATCCAATAGTAATACCTGATGTTGTTAAATCGCCTATGACTAAATCAGCAGCTGCGTACCCTGTTGCTCCTGTATTAACTGTGGTGCTTGGTGCTGTTTGGCTATCAACAAATAATCTAAAGGTATTGTCTGTTGATGCATCGTAAAAAATACCAGCATATTTTGTTGTGCTGGACTCTACATATTTACCATAGAAACCAAAGTCAGTTGCGTTGCCTGAGTTTGCATTTGTTAAGCCAGTAAAGTTATTGTCTGTGACGACAGATCCAGTTTGTGTAGTTGTACCTGTAACAGTTAAGTTACCACTAACAGTAAGATCATTTGAGATCGTTACATCGTTAGGTAATCCTATTGTTAGTGTATCTGTTGCGCTTACAGCAACATTCACTTCGTTGCTTGTTCCTGAAACTGTTAAGGTGTCACCACCTGCAATTGTTTGTGTTGTAGATCCGTCTGAGAGAGTAAAGCTGGTTGATATGTTTGCTGTGCTTGCACTTGTAACCCTACCTTTTGCATCTATAGTAATGACTGGTATTGCTGTAGCACTTCCATAGCTTGCAGCTGTCACTCCTGAGTTAGGTAATGAAACAGCTCCACTGCTAACAGTAAAGTCACTTGAGAATGATGCGATACCTTTATTAGATGTTGTAGCATCTTCAGCTGAGATAGTGACTGTGCCACTTGACTCAGTAATATCTATACCTTCACTAGCTGCAAAAGTAATTGTTCCGCCCAATGCAGTAGCTGTTGAATTAGTGCCATCAGTAACTGTTATGCTGCTGTTAGCTAACATTGCATTTGTAATGCTTCCTGATCCTATTTCTAAATCAATTGTGCCATCAGAGTCCTGGTAAGTTGCGCTGATACCAGTTTCAGTATTAGAGCTAAACATTGCTCCTACTGTGTCTTGTATCTCTTCACTAAGATCTATGTTTGCAGATCCATCAAAAGAAACGCCATGTATTGTCCTGGCGGTTGCTAAAGCAGTAGCTGTTGTTGCATTACCTGTAATGTCATCAGAGGTAAGTGCAAGAGTACCTGTGCTAGTTGGTAAAGTAACTGTTGGATTACCTGAATAAGATGCGTGAGCTGCTGCCTCCAGGCGTGTGTAATGTGCATTACTAGATTCGCAATAAAAATCTACTCTTGATTTTGTACCACCATTTTTAATTGATATAGCACCTTGCTCAATGACAACACCATTAGTAGATCCACCACCTATATCTAAGCTGCCTGCTACAAATGCCTCAGATCCAACGGACCATTTATCGTCTGTTTCATTCCATATAAGAGTTTTATTAGTTTGTGTGCCACGCTCAATCTCAATACCACCATTTTCTGTAGGAGATGATCCTGTGTAATTAGAATTTAAAACTATTTGATTATCAGCCAGGTTAATAGTTTCGGTATTTACATTAGTTGTTGTGCCACTGACAGTTAAATTTCCACTGACTGTTAAGTCATTGAAAGTAACATCATCAGTTGTTCCAACAGCCTGACCAATAGCAACTGTAGGTGTAGCAGTTTCACCTGAATTGTTACTAAGTGTGACACCAGTTCCTGCTACTAAACTTGCTACATAATCACCTGTTGTATCTGTTCCCAGGGCAACTGAGTTAGCTGCAATAGTTGTAGATAAAGCAATGTTGCCTGTGCCATCAAATGAAACAGCTGAGGCTGTAACATCTCCTGTAAGACTAAAATTTCTGCCTGTTGCAAGAGCTGTAGCGGTAGCAGCATTACCAGTTGTGTTCTGATTACCAGCTGTATTTACACCTGGTAGATTTATATTAGCAGTGCCATCAAAAGAAACTCCGCCTATAGTCCTGGCAGTTGCTAATGCTGTTGCAGTTGCTGCATTGCCTGTAGTGTTTTGATTACCAGCAGTATTAACGCCTGGTAAATCTATATTGGCTGATCCGTCAAAGGAAACACCACCGATAGTTCTTGCTGTTTCTAGTGCTGTAGCTGTTGCAGCGTTTCCAGTAGTGTCCTGGTTGAGTGTTCCAATAACAAAATTTAATGTTCCGTCATTGTCATCATAAGTAACAGTAATTCCTGATTCAGTATTACTTGTTACCATGCCACCTACTACATCCTGGACACGCTCTGTTGTGTGATAAAGATTGCCATTTTCACCTATATGGCTTGTATCTAATGTTATGTTTGCACTGCCATCAAAACTAACACCGCTGATATTTCTTGCAGTTTGTAATGTTGTAGCTGTAGATGCATTTCCAGTTACATTTCCTGTTAATGCAGCAGTGACTGTATTGAAATTAACATCAGCTGTTGTGCCTACATCCTGGCCAATCGCTAAAGTAACGCCATTACCTGATGCAGTTGATGTAACACCTGTGCCACCCAAGACAGATAATGTTTCACTGTCTAGGTCAATTGAGATTGCTGTTGTGCCATCAGATAAATCAAGATCCTGAGCTGTAACTTGAGAATCTACATAGGCCTTTATAGCTTTGGAAGATGCCAGGGTGTCATCGTTAGATGAAACACTGCTAAGATCTGTGTCCAGGACACCTGATTTCAGATTGTTAACTTCTATGTTTGATACTGTGTTGTTATCAACATCAATTGTCTTGTTAGTTAATGTTTGACTTCCTGTCAGTGTTGCAACTGTAGAATCAATTGCAAAGGTAACTGTATTTTCTGATCCAACAGTATCAATACCTGTTCCGCCACTTAATGTGAATGTTTCAGAATCCAGGTCTATTGATAAAGATCCACCACTGTCAGCCTGAAAGTCCAGGTCTTCAGCTGTGATTTGTTGTTGCACATAAGTTTTGGTTGCAACTGTAGAATCTATAGCAACTGTAATTTCATTACCGCTGCCTGATGTATCAATACCTGTGCCGCCTGAAACTGTTAATGATTCTGAATCTAAATCAATAGATAAAGCGCCGCCTGAGTCAGCTTGAAAATCTAAATCTTGAGCTGTAACTTGAGCATCTACATAAGCCTTTATTGATTGTTGTGTTGCTAAGGCGCTATCAGAATTAGATGACAAAGCATCTTCATCTAATATACTTGTAACTGTTGAGCCTGAGCTAAATGATAATGAGGTTATGCCATTAACAGTCCCGCCATTTATATCAACAGTATTATTTGCTGATATAGATAAAGGTAATGTTATCCACCCATCATCTGCTGAGTTTCTTAATTTAATTACATTGTTTGTTGTATCAACCCACAGCATGTAAGCAGCTGTTGTTGTTGGCTCTGATGCAGATGAATTATTTGATAATATAGCTGCAAATACATTATTTAAATCAGATCTTACGTCTGCTCCTGTTGCATTTGCAATATTGTAATCGTGCGTTGCCATATATTAATTATATCTTAATTTGTGTTGTCTATTAAAACTGTTAGCCCAATACTTGTATAGTTTTGATCGCCTACCATAATAATTCTAAATTTAGCAGTTTCATTTGAGCCACTGAATGTAAGTGTATCGTTATAAATAAAAGTATAAGGTCTATATACTCCTGCACTTAAAGTATGTGTAATACCATCAGTACAATCACTATAAGTTGAGCCACCATCTACAGAAAATTGCACTCTAAAGTTTTGTATATCTCCTAAAACACCTGTAGCAAAAGCAACAAAAGAACCATCAGTCCTACATTGATCAATGCTTACATTAGCACAAGTATGTGTACCTGATTGACCAGTATTTCCTGTACTAGAATATGTACTTTTAAATCTTGTAAGAGGAACTTTATTACTCCTATGATTTATGATTTTAGAAGTAACATTATCAAACTGTTTTACATTTAAAGTATCAGTATTTAATCTTGCTGAATTAAGCGTGCCTGTTGTTATGTCAACTGCAGATATTGCACCAAAAACACCAGATGCAGAAGTTAAAGTGCCGCTAGCTATGTTACTAGCGGTAATAGTATTTGCACTAATTTTAGCTGCTGTTACAGCATTTGCAGCAAGTTTATCAGTGCTTACAGCATTAGCAATTATCTTATTAGATGTAACTGCATTTGAAGCAATCTCATTAGCTGTTATTGCACCTGTTGCAATTTCTGAAGTATTTACAGCATTAGCAGCAATCTTGGCACTCGTTACAGCATCTACACCAAGTTTTTCTTCTACAATAGCTCCTGCAGCTATGACATCACCTTGTATTGAATTCACAGCAAGTTTTGCATTAGTAACAGCATCTGCAACTAGCTTGCTAGTTGTAATTGCACTGTCTTTTATGTCAGTTGTTAAAACAGGTTGATCACCTACGGTGAAAGTCAAAGTAGTTGCAGTTGATTCAGCCCCCTGGCCGTTTATAGTTGTTACGCTAGCAACATAGTTTGAGCCTACCGGTAAAAATGTTGTATCAACAAAATTATCACTAACAATACGATTCATTAACTTATTGCTTGAAGAATCAACTATTGCAACTCTAAATTCATAATTTGGATAATCAGTCATTTCAGACCAAGATAAAAATGATCTTCCTGTTGACGAAGCATCGGTGTCTGTAAAAGAAAGGCCACTCGGAGCTTTTACTTCAAGCCCGGTAGGCACACGCGCAATATCTTCTATGTTTTCAGCTGGCGGAGCTTGCCAAGTATATATATCTAAATATTCAACTGCTTGAATATCAATTAATCCATCAGGATGCAAATTCATTGCTTGCACTCGAAATAATTTGCTTGATAAGCCTGCAGGAGTATAAGTTACTGTTATAACATCGCCTACTTTAACTTTATAAAGTTCAGGTGTTGCTGCAAAACTTATTGTCATTTGACTACGCGAGCGTCCTAAAATTGCTTCGCCCATATTGTAAGCAACATATTTATTTACAATATATGGAAAATCAACAACTAATTCAAGCTCTTCGCCCCCATCATCGGATTTATAATCTGAAAAATTGCCATCACTATTAGGGTCATGAAATACAGTAACAGTATCCATTTCATATTTTTTTAAAGCATTAAAAAATTGCACAACAACCTTATTTGCTTTTTCTGATTTATTTTCATAACTTATTGAAATACCTTGATTTTCAATAATATGATCATCAGTAACTGTAAAAGATGAACTTGCTGTATCTTCAAGTGTAACTTCATATTTACCATCGATATAATTAAGAATACCGCGCATATTTGCTAATAATTCTTTTGTATTTTCTAAAACATTTTGATTAGTGTCAATTAGGCCATTACAATGAAAACGACGAACCTTAACCAAAGCAGTTCCTACTTCATTTGTATAACTAGCTGAAAGCGTATCATCAACAACTAATTGATAAACAGGATTCGTTTCTTCAAATTCATGATAACGTAAAGCATCAATAATAGTTGCTTGATCAAATTCTGTGGAAGAGCCTGAATCTTCTAAAGTTATTAACCCACCTATTTTGCTTTGGCCCCATGTAGTTTCATCAACATTAAAAAAATTATTACCTGAAGTTCCACTAAATGTAGCTGCTGCTGCGCTACCTGCATAATCTGGTGTATCTTTTAATTCATCTGATGTATTTGCAGCAGTTTGAAATGATTGTAAATTAATTGCAGAACTTGCTAATCCTTTACCATATTCATCATTTCTTAAATAATCAAGAAGACATAAGGCTGCATTATCGGACCATTCAAATGTTGACGAAGTATCGTATCTATGACTTCCTGAGCCACCTGTTATGCTGCCATCTTTACGGGGGTCGTATAATTTTTTGCCTCGAACAACAACCGTTAATTGCGGTATGCCTCTAAACATACCTTCCGTATCGTACTCAAACGAAGCGGCTATATAAGCTATTCCTCTTAATCTATGGTTGCTTGACCAAACCTCAGGCGTTGATGCTATTAACATAGGGTCTGCGGTTTGATCTGAGGCCCCGTGATGCGCATTAAATACCATACGATATCGTCTAGCAGGGTTAGTACCTGACGTGCCCGCATTTGACTCCTGGACAACACCTATTTGTGATGCTGTACATAAAGAACCTGCCCCGGAACTTATTTTGTCTGAACCTGCATAATACCCTTGTTTAAATACTTTACGATCTTTAATTGATACTCCATTTAATTCTATTGTATCTAATTCTATTTGATCGACTTCTCCAACAGACAAAGCATAAACAGCTACTAAATTTTGTGATCTTCCGTCATGAGTATGTAATAATGCTAAAGTGCTTCCAACTCGGCGTCTTCCATAAATAACTGGAATTTTTCCGCCTTGAGCACTTTTTTGGCCAAGTATTTGTTGGCCTTTACTCATCATATCTCTTAATTCAAGATATCCTTTAACACCTGTTGCAACAACATAAACTTGTACTGCTGTCCATACTACAGAAGCAACCGCTTTAACGGTGCCAATAAATTGAGTAAATGCTTTAATTTCTGCAAACATTAATCATTCCCCCAACGTATATCTTCTTTAGTTTGATCTGAATATTCAAGTCCTTTATCGCCTGAATATACTTGCTGCTGTGATTCATCAGTAAAATGTCTGCCTTTTTTTAAGTTCCAGTTAGCCCAATGATTTGCAATAGTTAGTTTTATTTCTGAATTTGTTTTTGTTTCTTGTATTGAAGCTGTTTTTAAAAAACCAGAAAAATATGTAGTTGCATCTACAATAGATTCATTTGTATCAAAAAATGCAATATAAATATTTACAGATGTATCAATAAAATTTCCACCTGAAACTAAATCTCTTACATCGCTTGTAATATTAGACATACTTACTAGGACTTCATTTACTGCAGCTTCACCATTTTCAGTTGCTGAATCTAGTGCAATAAAATTACCACCTGCTTGATATGAGTTTGAATCATATGTAACGTCTCTATAAAAAGTTGTTACGCGTAAAGGTGTTGAAAAATTAAATTCTAAAAGAAATGCTATTTTATTTGCATCATTGGCTACTTGTGTTTGTAAGCCTGCACTAATTGACCTTGCCATTATGTAATTACTTCACGTACTTCAAATTGTATTGTGTACAAACCTGAAGCATCAGTGCTAAACAAAATTTCTTCTGATGTTAAATAAACTGTAAAACTAGGCTTATTTACAACAACGGCTGAGTTATCTGCTAGCGTTGAAACTAAATTAGGCTCTATAGAAACAGTTGTTTGGCCGCTTGCATTTGAATCACAATCAGCTGTAACCATATATACTTTAGAATGAGCAAATTTAATTAAATCACCAGCCTTTAAAACACCTGTTGTAGAAGCTGCAAAGCCATCTAAAGCAATAGTATTATCACTAACAGCGTGAGCTCCATTTACTAATATATCGGTTTCAGCCTTGCCTGCACCTCTATTATTAGTTGGGTATTGAATTGTAAATGTTTCAAAGCCTCCTTTTTGTTTTTGTAAAAAAGCAAAAATATCCATAGCATCGCTATAAGTCATAGGAGGCATACTAATTGTAAAATTAAAATATTGCGCACCAATTTGTCTAACCGATCGCTTGCCAGATAAACTATGATTAATCAAAGTAGGTCTTACATTTTTAAAATCTAAAGCGCGAAAACCTGGGCTTGTAGGAAAAGAGCCGCTCATACTACACCAACCTTGCCACGTTGATTCATAGCATTATTTATTATAGCTGTAATCATGCCTTTACGTGAAGCTAATAGCTCATCAAAACCCGTAGCATCAACCGCACTAATATTAAAGTTTACAGTAGCTCCGGATGTTTGTCCTTTTGTATGATCAATAACAGTTTCATTAGGGTGCAGCATAGCCATAAACCCACCTTTACCGTCTAGCCCACCCGATCTTGCGCCTGAACCTGTATAACCGCCGCCATCAAATTCTGGTAAGCCAACAGCGCGGCCAATATTCGATATATTACTTGAAATACTTTTAACCATATTTTCAATAATTAAAACTCTTATTAACTCGTCAATAACAGATTTAACAATTGTAGTTGCTAGCTTTTCAAAATTCATAAATTCTTTATGGGCAAAATCAAAAAAGTTTTTAAAACCGCCTGTCATACCTGTTGCAATTTTTTTAGTAAACGATTCAACAGTATTTTCAGTTCTTTCTAACTCATAGCGAAAATCATTAGTGGCAGGTGGTAATCCATTTAATTCTTCTGTAAGTTCTATAATTTTAGCTTTTATATCGTCGGCAGACTCCATTCCTCCAGCCCTAAACCTTCTAAAAATATTTAAAATACCATCAATTTTTGCGCCGAATATCGAAGTTTTATCAATACTGCCATCTAAAACTGATTCTAGGCCTGCAATTTCTTCTTGTAATTGTAAAGCAGTTTTTTTGCGTTCTATCATGCCAATAGCATCAAGCAAATCTAAAAATGAATTAGCAGTACCTATTACTGCACTTTGTAATGGTAATAATATTTCACGACGTAACTCATTCATAGTGTCATTAAATATTTCTGCCTGGCGTATAGTATCTTCGGGTATTACACCTGTTGCTGCTTCAGCAAGCTGATTCATTGCAGCTGACCCATCTTTACCCATAACAGTTAGTTTAACACCTGATCGACCAAATAAATCAGCCATTACCCCCGCTTTACGGGTGCTGGATTCTACGTTATCTAAAGCTTTAAATAATTCAACAAATATTTGTTCTGCGTTTTTTGCGCTCCCATCTGCATTACGTAGACTAACACCTATGCGCTCTAAACTTTTCCCCGCTTCAAGCGTACGCATTTGCGCTTGACCAACATTTTTAGTAAATGTTTGTAAGCCTTTGTTAAATTCTTCGGTGCTTAAACCAGATTGTTGTGCTGCAAATTGATATTTTTGTAAAAAAGTTGTTGATACGCCAATTGAATCGGCTGTTTTACCAATAGTATCAGCAAGCTCTAATGTTTGCTTTGTAAAATTTGTAATAACAGCAGCTGAAAAAGCAACAGCTAAAGTGCCTTTGATTCTATTTAAATTTTTATTAATAGATGAAAACGCATCTTTCGTACGATCGACTGCGGTTATATCATATTTTACTTTTTGTTGAACCATTTCTTATTTGTTTATTTTTTTCTTCTAAATATGCAATCCAGCCATTAAATTCTGATAAGGTCATTTTTTCTTCTAATTCTGCTACTGAGCAGCTTAAAAGTTCAGCTAAAAAATATTTAGCAAATACTTCCTTATCAGTTGCTACTTTTTTTGTTGCTCCTCAACACTAACGGAAGACATAATATCTCCTGCTACTCTAGCTAAAACGTCTTTATCAACTTGGTTCATTAACGTATGCTTATCACTAATTGTAAATATTTTATTCATATCTTCATCTAAAGCTTTATGAATTAAGCAATAAGCCATTAATTCAACATCATTGTTTTGTGCATATCGTTGCAGCTTTGACATTTCAGCTAAAGTTAATGGCTTAGCATAAATAACAAGAGGGCCATTATCATCACCCCATTCTGGCACTTCAATGGTTTTTATCCCTAGCGATTCAAAATGCCTTTTAGCGTTTTCTAAAACATTCATTTTATACAGTTGCTGCAGTTAATGCGCCAGTACCCTGTACAGATATAGTTGCTTCAACCATACCATCAAATGAAGCTGATCGACTTACGCCAGTTACAAGAGCAGTACCGCTATAATATGTATCGCCTGATGCATCGCCTTCAGGATAAACATTTAAAGTAACGGATGCGCCTACAGTTAATGCACCTTGTCCGCTTGTGTCTGTTTCATCCCAAAATACATCGAGAGAGCCAGAAAACTGCGTTAAAGATGATAAGTAGGTACGAGCACTATCTCCCATAGAAGTATCTTCAATAACATCAGCACTTTCTTCAAGTGAATATGATCTTATTTCAGCTACAGCGTTTGAACCGACTTTAACGGTGCCTTCACTTCCTTTATGAGTTGCCATTTTCTTTTACCTCGGCTTTCGCCTTTTTAGAAGAAGATTTTAATTCCTGGGCTGCTTCTTCTTTCCAACCCAAATTTTTTAAGCTTTCAATTTTAGACGGATGTGCTTCTACTGTTATACTTCCGTCTGGGCTAATCATTTTCATAAGATTCTCCAATTAAATTGCTGTATCAGGAGCATTTTCATTAGTTAAATATGTCGTTGCAAAAGTTAACGAAATATATCCTAATGGTTGCTCGCCTTCAGCGTTATATTCTATTTCAGTTGACTCTAAATATATATCTTTAGCCAAACCATTTATTGTTGTATCAGCAGATATTGCTGTTTCAACTTCTTTTGCTATTGTATCAATTGTATCATCAAACGTACTTGTTGCTTTTACATACCCTTCAACAACTAATTCAAGCTGTCTTTCTAATATTCTATTAGTGCTAATTACGGCCGCTTCAGATGTTTCCGATCTTGTATAAATAACTAAAGCAGGCAATTTAGAAGTTTCTAAAGGATAAACTCTTGATTGATAAACATTTGAACCTGTGGTAGTTAAACCTGTGCAGGTTGTAGCTATACGCTCTCTAATTTGTTGTCTTATATGATTAGCCATTATATTTCTTCTAATAATAATTTAACAAAGCCTGTCTTATCAGCTTCTACATTAACAATAGTGTAATTTTGCGCGGCTTTAATTGTATTACCATCAACATCTTTTATAGCTGATACATTCAAAGTATTGCCTTGTGCTACGCTGCTAACATCAATACTTCTGCAATAAGCAATCGGTTCTGTTCCCTCAGCGCCTATACCGCCTTCTAATTCAATATATTCATTATTTAAAATAATGTTTATTGTTGATGAAACGCCGTTATTAGTATAAACAGCGCTAACGCCATGACCGTAATTAATATCAAAATATGCGCTCATATCTTCCTCTGTTTCCATGCGATAAATTGACATTACTCTTCTTCTAAAATTAAATTAACTAACCCTGTATTGTCTGGCTGCACATTCATAATAGTATAAGCTGTTTCAGGCATAATTACATTGCCTTTATTTGTTGTAATTGAATTAACAATAAGTCTATCAAATTGTGATATGTAAGGTGCATCTGAATATTTAACAATTGCTCTTGGGCTTGTGCCATTTACAGCTATGCTGCCGCTATTTATATCAATATATTCATTATCAAAAATAATGTTTATATTTGTTGCGTTACCTGAATCTATATCATACCAGGTATCTATTAGGCCAATTCTGTCGTCCCATAAAGATTGTTGTACTTCAAAAAATGTAGCAGCAACACCGTGCCCGGTTGTTGATTCTAAATAAGAAGAAAAATCTGCTGCACTTTCTAAGGCCATTATTTAGCCCGTTTTTTTGTTTTAGTTTCTTTTTTATTTGAAGGTTTTTTTTCTGAGTAATCTAACTCATGAGCTAAACCGCTTGAAATATATTGCTTAGCCTCAGCTGAAGAAACAATAACAACAGTTCCTTCTTTATGCCAGTGCCCTCTTATGTAGCAATCTTTTTTTATACGAATTTCCATAAGTTTCCCTTAAAAGAGGGAGGGTTTTACCCCTCCCAAGTTAACAAACATTAGGTTGTTGTAATATCCTTAATGAATGAGAAGGCTTCGCCATGACGTACAGCAACATCCAAGTCTTGGAAGAATGCTAAACGTGTTCCACCGCTTGTGGATAGTGAAGCTTGATCTACAACAACATCAACGCCTGAATAAAATCCAAGCATCAACTGGCTAAAGTCACCAAAGATAAGTGCTGAAAGTGCGCTCCCGCTTCCTTTTGTTAAGTCTGAAGGAACTAAGTTTGTGCTTTCAACGCCATAACCTAACATTGTATTGTTAGGGTCTAAGATGAAGTTACCTTCAACACCAGAACCTTGTTTTGCAATAGTTCTTAGTTTTGAAATAACTTTCGGGTTTGTTAAGAAGCCTGGTCGATCACCAATAATAGCATTATCAATTTCAACTTCTTTAACAAGATCAACAACTTTAGCATAAGTTACCGCGCCACCATTTGTGCCGATAGCAACTGTTGCAGCATCAGAGTTTTGTAAAATACCACTCGGCTCATTTGAACCGCCGCCTTCAATTGCAACTTCGTCAATTTTTCTTGCGAAAGTATTAACAATATCGTTTCTGAGTAGTTGCTCAACTGATGGGTCTGATTGCATCATAAGCTTCCTGGAAACGTCTACATAAGCCGCTAAAGTTTTTGGGCTCATTGTAACTTGTGAGAATACTGCAGCACCTTCTGATGGAGCAGAACCTTCAGCTACAAAAGCTGAATTAGTTACAGATGTTGACATTTTAGGAATCGCGATATCGCCTTTTAAGCCCTGCATTACCCTTGCGCCTAAGCCAGTAATGGTTAATTTGCTATAAAGAGCTTCAATAAATTGATCGCCTAAATGCTCAGTTTCTTTTAAGAAACCACCTTGTGAGTTAGTACCAACAGTCTGGTCTCTTTGTCCCCATTGAATATCAGCAGGAACATAGAAGCCTCTAGCTTCTTTACCAGTTCTTGAGGCTATCTCATCAGATAGTTCTCTTTCGTAGCCAGCTTGTCTCCAGTCACCTGAAGCAGCTGCGTTAATTGCTCTGAGTAAAGAGTATTCTCTTTTCTCTTCTTCGTTAAGCCCTAAATCAGCAGGAGCAACTTCAAGTGGCTTATCATTAGAAATTTTTTCTAATAGTGCGCCTCTGAATTGTTCCACTGAAAGCCCGTTTGCAATAGCTTCATCAGCTAAATCTCTTTGACCGTGATGTTTACCAAGGTCTAAGATTTCTTTAGCATTTTTAATAGCTTCTGCTTTTGCAGACTCACCAGCTTCTGATCTAATAGCTTTTTCATCGATTTTTTTGTCTTCTGACATAATGATTTCCTTATTAGATTTTTGACTACGACCGACTCCGACAAATCTGCTTGTGTCTGCTGGTATGCTTACTAAGCTGGCCTCCATAGGAGTCCAGGAAGTAGCAAGATAGCTTTCACGCTCTTCGTCGTCTTCCATCCTAGCCAATTTATTTACAATATAGCCAACGCTAATATTCTGACGAATACCTGCTTTGACATCCTCAAAAATCTCAGACGCTCGTTGACCTTTCCCAAACTCAACCATAGCAACAGTCCGTTTGTTGCTCTCATCTAAGTTAAATTCACGAATCACACCAATTTGTTCATCGTGATCGTGCCCTAATAATAAAGGCGCTCTACCTGATTGCATAAACTCCATGTTTATGTGCTCAGGCTTATGACTCAAAACTTCCATGCCAAACTTACGTTGAACAGGTTCTTCTGAGCTGACTCCGATGCGCACCATACGCTTGTCTTCGTCAATATAAGATGCTTTAGATAAATCTATTGTTCTAAATGATAATTCATCATTTTTACAATATCTTTCTTCTTCATCATCGTAATAAGAATTTACTGATTCTTCATCAATAATTTCTTCTTTTTCATCCTCATGATGCTTAGAGAATTCAATAACTACGCTATCTTCATTCTCTTGAACATCGAGAATATGCCTATCGTCTTTATTCATAGCTTTCTCCTTGTCTTTGCTTGATAAAGGATGAGAATCGGGAAGCAGATCAGTATCATGCTTACCGCTTCGGTATTTTCCATTGCGTAATGCAAAAAGGAAACTGTTAACACGAGCCATTGCCCATTGATTAGCATTGCTAACATTAGGCCTAACGGAACCAGGGTTTGTATTAAATGCACCTATTCCGCGCTCGTAAACTTGTTTTAAAACTTTTAAATTAGTTTTTTTGCTTGCAGCGTTATTAACTTCTTTATTATGTTCTTCAACTTTATTTTTTAACGCTTCTTCAGTTTTTTCAGAAACAGCTCTTTCTTCGATCGCCGCTTCAAATTTGATATATTCAAAGTTATGCTCTTCAAGCCAGGCTTTTGCTTCATCGGCACTGTACAAATCAGAATCAAATCTAATACTTTGTATTAAACGCTCTTCGTTTTTAATGCCATGTATTACGTGTATGCCTTTTTTGAATTCATCGTTTTTACGTCTAAATCGATCAAACTGTTCGGGGTCTTCAATTCTTGCTGCGTGCTCTCCTGGGTAAGGCCTAGATTGTTCAAAGCGTTCTTCTTCTTTTTTCATTTTTTCAACTAAATTACGCGACCAAGTAAAGCCTGGATCTCCTCCCCACAATGCCCACGCTATACGGCCTCGGCTAGGAAAGCCTTCCTCGCCTGGTCTAAAACCCTTGCCTTTTTTATCAACTTCATGACGTGAAAAATAACTATACATTCTTTTAATTGTTGAATCAGATAAATCAACGCCGTTAACTATTTGATTAGCGCGGGTAACGCCTACTCGTGTACCTCCGCGTTTAAATTCTTTACGCCAGTCTAATCCTTTTTGCGCTTCAGCTTTCATGCCTGCGTTAGGTTTCGCCATCATTACTCCCTTGAATATTTGGCTCTATAGGTAATTTAGCACCAAAAGGTTGATATGCTGTTTGTATTCCGTATTGTTCAGCAAGTTTTTGCTCTCGATCGTGTTGCTCAAATAACTCTTCAACATCACGGCCATAATTTGCTTGAATATCTTGATAAGTAACAATCCCAGAACTTAATCCATTAACATTAGCCATCATTTCTTTTTGCGGGTCAACCCAGCCCCATGATCGAGGTATAAAGGTTGCGCTATCTGCAAATTTATCAAATTTATTAATAGGTAATGGTAATACATTATTGGAAATTGCTTGCGATAACCACTCTCTGTATATCGGCTCTATAAAATGTTGAACAGTAAATTTTTGTAACATTTGAAATTGTGCCCGATCTTCAAGTGTGCCAGCTCTTATTGAGCTATAGTTAACTGAGCTTAAATCATTAGATAAGCTATGGTATGAAATATTTAATCCAGACGCAACGCTTCTTAAAACCTGGGTTGTAAAAGCAGGAAAAGCTGTTGAAGGATGTGTAGGGTCAAATGATTTAAAATCCATGCCTACAGGTAATTGTTCGAATGTACCCGCCTCAGCGCTCATAATAGGATTGTATGTATCTTCAAAATCTTCTCCCTGGTAGCTGTCGCCATCAGGTGATATAAAAAATCCCATTTTTGAAGCTCCAACGCGGGCCGCTACAATTTCCGCCTCAAGATAACCCGAAAGCATTTTTAGATTAGCCATAACTGGAGCAACAAAAGGTACACCTCTTGTTTGTTCAGGTCGTTCTTTTATAAATGCATGTATTATTTCGTTAGCAGGTACGCGTATTGTTTCAACTTTACTTGTGTATCCATATTCATGCGGATGGTTTTTATATAAATGATATGCAACCACTTTATTGCGATCGTCTAATTCAACGCCCATAACAATGCGATTACCATTGCTTTTTGATAATTCGTTTTTAGTATCAATTAAATGATCGGCTTCTAAGAATTGCAAAGTAAAGCCATACGGGTTTGAATTTGTTTTTATTTTTCTTATGATAACTTCGCCATCGCGTGCAAGAGCTTCAATAAACATTTTTTGACAATCTAAAAAACTCATTTGAGCATCAATAGTACACATGCCTTTTTTGCCCCATGCTTTCCAGGCGTCCTCAATTATTTTATTTGCTTCAACGTCAAGCGAACCGTTAGCATCGCGTGATTTACAGCTAACTCTAATTCCGTTATGACCTATAACATTTGTACTTAATAAATGAAAATATCTTTTTACGTAAGCATCATTGCGAGCTAATTCCCTGGAGCGATTACGTAAAGTAACTAATGAGTTTCTTAATTCTTGATCTGCTGACGCACTAAAGCCTAAAAAATCTGAAAATAAACGGCCTTTACCCGCTCCTTTATAACTGCGTGCCTGTAGTTTAATTTTTTTTTCTTTTTTTCTTCGTGTTAATAGATTATCGTACCAGGCCATTAGAATGTTACTCCAACTTTGTTACCGCTGCCGCGATTATTTTTAACTCTTGCTTTTTTTACTTCTTTCATATATTCAGCTTTATATCGATCTCTAAATGTTAATAGTTCGTCTATAGTTAATCTTGAGAGCGATCGGCCTGCGATACTCATTGAACTTTGGTCCATGCTAGCGCGATTTTCAATAACAGCTTCAATAGCATCTAATACTTTTTTAACATGGCCTCTAACCGAAGATGTTGTTGTTGAATAGTTTTCCTGGATTTCAATATATCCTTCATCAAGTTTTAATCTTGCGCTATCTGAAGTACGAGTTATATAGGATATCCAGTTATAACCGCCTTTTGTATATGAAGTGCTATCAGAAACTTCAATTATATAATCTGTTCCTGATTCGGTTGCTGTTAATGTAAAGTTACTTGCAGTTGACCCATCAATTAAATTGAATTCGTATGATAAACTGTAATCAGCTAACGGGTAATCCGATGCTAAATTAGTAATTTTCCACGCCCAGTAATCACCTATTTGTAATTCTTCTGGTACTTGTGTTGGATAATTATCTCTGCTAAAAGCGTTTGCCATAAATATAAATTATATCTTTTTTCGATTATAAGCTGTATTTATAGAAAAACTTACTAATATAGATAATATTATTTAATTGATTTTTTTATATTTAATATTAGCTTCTTCAAATAATTCATCTGTAATATTAAAGCTATGAAGCCATTTTGAACTAAAAGGGCCTGAGCAAAAACTGTAGACTTCTTTAATGCCTGTTTGAATAATACCCTTAGCGCACTCATGACAAACATGTAAGCCGTGTACAAACAAAGAAGCATTTTCTAATGAAACATTGTTTATAGCTGCATGATAAATACAATTCATTTCAGCATGAATAATATAATTATTTTTTAATGTTTTAGATTCGTATAAAAAAGGATAGTCTTTAAAATTCCTCGGAAAACCATTATAGCCTTGTGATAATACCTGGCCATAATTACCGATCGCTACTGCGCCAACCTTTTTTGAAGGGTCTTTTGACCATGAGCCAAATACAGCTGCAAGATTAATATATTGATCAATTTGCTTTTCATTGTATTTAAAGGTTGACATCTAATTTTTCAGCAGGGTAATGCCTATAGTTATGAATAACAAAATCATCAGGACTTATATTATGTAGCCTTGCATTTAAATTAATTGATACATTTGCACCGTTATAAAACATTAATTCTTTAGCATATTCTGCATATTTAATATGATTTTTATAGATATGCGCATCGCCTAATGAAAATGTTAATTTTCTGGGGGATATTTTAAGTTCATTAGCGAAAACTAACATTAATAATGCATGAAACAGTAAATCGGAAGGTAGTCCAAGCATTATATCAGACGAGCGCATATTGACTAATAAATCTAAATTATTATTATCAATAAACAATTGAAAACCATGAAAGCATGGTAAAAGCGACATTTTATCATTTTCTTCTGGATTCCAGGCTGTAACATACAGCCTACGTGATTCAGGGTTACGTTTAGCTTCTTTGATTACATTACGTATTTGATTTATTCCTAAACCTGAATAATTAATCCATTGAGCCCCGTATATTGGGCCAAGGTCGCCGTTCTCATCAGCCCAATGATTCCAGTAATTACAACCAACGTTTTGAAAGTCTTTAACATTAGTATAACCACGAAGAAATGAAACAAGCTCACCGATCACGCCTCGATAAAATATTTTACGATAAGTAAGTAAAGGAAATTGGTCTTGTAAATTAAAAGTTATATTTGTTCCAAAAACCGCTTTTGTTCCTACGCCGGTTCTTTCGTTATTACGATTTACGCCATTGCGTAATACATGCTCAACTAATTCAAAATAAATATAATCGCTGTTCATTTTTTATTTTTTAAATAAGCCCCGTAAAAGCTAGCGTAATTAATTAAATCTAAAACTGAATCATAGCTTGATTCAAAGTTAGGCTTATCATTTTCAAATGCTAATGATTCAAGTCTTTTAATTTTAGTATGTAACATTTGCAAATATGATAAATCACCATAAGGAAAATATTCTTGTTTGCTTTCAGAAGATTGTGACTTGTAATCTTTTTCTTTTAGCTGTTGTAGTTTAGCTGCTTCTTTTAATACTGAATGCATAATTAATCCTTAAGTAAAAAATCTAATAAACCTATATTGTCTATATGTTGAGGGGCTTCCCAATCTTTAGGCTTAACGAGATCGGGTAAGTTTAAAGAATTTGATCTTGACTCATTAACGCCAACTTCTTTTTTCATGTTTGCATCATGAACACGATTCCAGGCTGTTTTTATATTTATGTTATATGCATCAAGTGTACCTAAGGCTACAACAATAATATCAATCAGCGCATCAACTATTTCATCTGGATATTCATTTTCAATTGCTTTAAATAATTCGTTTAACTCTTCTTCAATAAACTCAGCACGAAAATATAAGTATTGTGTTTTTTTAAAGTTAGAAGCGCGTTTAACAAAGTCTTTAACCTTGTAATAACGGTTTAATTTTTTAATATCGTTAATCATAAGCTCTTATTATTAATTTATTATAACTATAAATATATAAAAGTATATCTTTTTATATACTATTTCCAGGAATTAACCCAATTAGTTCGGTCCATTCTAGGATTAGCTTGTCTTTTAATAGCTGTGCTATGTTCTTCAATTGTAGGTTTATTAGCTGTTATTAACTGTTCCAGTCTATTGTAATTAGGCTGCAATATATATAAAGCTGATAACGAATATACAAATGTATCTAATGCTTCATTCCTGGTATTCTTTTTAATCCATTCAAACTTTTTACTTCCTTTGTGGTATTTAATAACACGCTTTTCCGATGTTAACTGTCTAAAATATTCTTCATCAACAGTAGCTGGGAAATGAATTGTATGATCTTCGCTTTTTAACCGTGTATATATAAACTCTTTAGCTGTATCTGTACCAACTGGATAAAGTATATTCCTGGCACGACCTATATACGATGGTCTTCCTGCGATTGGTTTATTACTTTGTGATTGACCTTTAATTGCAAATATTTTTCTATGAGTTCTAGCTTTTGTAAATAAATATACTTGTTGTGTATGATGCCCGCCAGAGTCAATGCAAGTGCAAGCAATACGTAATTTTTTTTCATCCTCTCTTATATATTTACCCGCTAAATATGTATCTAAATCTTTCCATACTAATGTGCTTGAGGGATCACCAAAAAATATACGATAATCTAAAACCCAGGCTTCGTTGTTATGGCCCCATCCAATAACTTGTGCTTCTAAGCGATCGCCTTGCACATCAACACCGCATGTAATAACTAAAACGTTATTAGGAATTAAACTGTAATCATAATCTTCGCGTTGCTCCATTAATGTATGATGCTCAATACTTTCGCCTGGGTCATCGAATGTTTTACCTAATGCGGTATTAACCCAGGTCTTTAACATTTCAGGTTGGCTTTTAACAGCATAAAAATCAATAGCCATTTCTTTCCATGTCCGCCATGGACTATATAATTCTGAAATATGAAAACCTGCTATTTTTTTTGTATCACCTTCAGCAATCCATTTGCCTTTAGATAGCATCCACATTTTTTTTGTTTCAGGTATGATAGCTTCGCAATGCTTACAAGTATATTCAGCGGTCTCAGGCTTTTTTGATTCCCAATGTACTTGTTCCCATTCAAGCTTTTGATATTCATTACATGACGGGCACGGCACATGATAATAACGTTGATCTGATTCTTCAAAAGCTACTTCAATTCTTGACAGCCCTTTTATTGTGGGTGTTGATGTTATGAATATTTTACGATTCCAAAATGTAGTTGTTCGTTTTACTGCAAGATTAATAGGGTCACCTTCTGCCCCAGCGCTTGGGTCATAGCGATCAACCTCATCGCATAACAAAATCCTTATTGGGCGAGATGCGAGCCCGGCCGCTGAATTACTTCCGACTATATTTATGTTCCCGCCTGGAAACTGTTTTGATAAAACAGTATTAGAGCTATTTTTACTTTTAGGGTCTTTAACCTTTTTTCTTAATGTATCGCAATCTCTTATCATGTTAGCTAGTCGATCTTTTGACCATGCCTGGGCCATTGCTAAAGTAGGTTGTAATACTAAAGTGGGGCTAGGGTCTTGATCTATATAATACCCAACAATATTATTCAATATTTCAGTTGCGCCTACCTGGGCACTTTTCATAAATACAATTGTATGAATATTGTGATCGTTAACAGCATCCATTATTCCTTTTTGATAAGGCGCGCGCGAAGTTTTCCAACTTCCCGCTTCAGCGGATGATTCTGCGGATAACACTCTATATCGATCGGCCCACTCTGAAACGGTTAAATCAGGTGGTGGGCTCCAAGTCTTGCTCGTCGATAAGAGTATTTTCTCTATATTCTTTAGGGATTGGGTCATTAGCTAATTCTTGTAGTGCTTCGTATATAGCATTTTTTATTATTTTTTCAGTTTCAGCAAAATCTTCAGATGCTAAAACCAAATGTGTAATCTTATTAGGTATTGTTAATAGCTTACCCCTACAATTAGCTATATAGTTATTCCAGGTATTTTCAACCTGGTCTGTTGGAACTAGCTTACCTTCAATAACTGCTACATCAAGCTGTGCTTTATCTGCTTGTGCTTTAGTTAATCTTGTTTTTTCTTCGGTTATATCACCGGTTCCGTCTTTTAAATGAAATCTAGCTTGTTTTTGTAAATATTGTATATATGCACGCCTTGAATCGTCTAAATCAAGCGGTTTTGGGCCTGTTTTAGCATGTAAAACGTTATTTTGGATAAGATTACCAACGTTTTGCACGCTCATGAACAAATGCTCAGCTACTTCTTTTCTACTTGCCATTTTCTAAAATTAAAGTCAATTGAGGCCAGTAGTGTCTACGAAAACCCCGCGGGCGAATAAC